CTTCAATTATATTTGGAGTGGTTGCAATTACATGATGAATAATTGCATATGCACAAACCAAACAAGAACCAATTCAAGAGATATTAAATCAGATTGAATTGAATGAATCAGAATTAAAACAGCTTGAAATCAAACAAGCAGAATTAAATCAAGCCAATGAGCAAGCAAAACAAGAATTATTAAACAAGTATGGATTACAACTTTCAGAGAGTAAAGCGGAAACACCGGATGATAGTGAAATATGCCCAGTGGAATTATTTGAAAAATATGAGTGGGATTGTGTGAACCATATTAATGATTGGACACCATGAAAATTAACAGAAAGTGGAGATCATCAAGAAATGCCAGATGTTGAATGAAGCACGGAACATGAAAAATTTAAAAACCTTGCAGAAAAATATTGATTGGATGCAAGCCAAATTTGGACAGTTGAAAATCATTATTGAATCCGTGAGTGAGTAATACTTTGTATTACCGTTGCGGAAACAAGCGGATGAAATCGTTGATATGGTGGAAAAAATATTGGAAGTGTTGGAAGCAATGATCGTGGTGACCGCCCCACATTTGCTTTGATGGAAAGTGGATTGGAAGCAATATGAAAAACACTTTCCAACCAATACTTGTGAAATAAAAAAACGCTTGGTTGTTTATCAAACGCTGGATCATGTAAAGAATCCAACGATAACGGAAAAAGATATGCAACCAGTGAATCCAGTTGGGAAAAAAACATGGTTGCGTGTTTATCAACCATTTATTGAAGCGTGGATGCATCAACATTCACAATCAGAAGATAATCATTTATTTCATAACAATTTATGATCATGTTTGAACGAATTAAAAAATTATTCATGAAAAAATGAATAAACAAAGTGGTTGTTGATACATTAAGGGAACAAAACCACCGCTTGAAAGAAAGAGTTGCAGAATTAGAGCAACAGCAAGAGCAGAAATTTTGCACGTATTGCAAAGAATGGAAGCCAATTACAGCATTCAACAAAAACAGAAGCAAAAAAGATGGATTACAAAGTTGTTGTAGATCATGTCACAAAACAATGACCAGCAAGATGCCAAAACAAGAGATGGAAAATTACAAGTTCACACCATCAAGAAATGAATTTGTTGGATGATATGTAAATGTGAGTGAAAGATACATCACATATGAAATACATGATAAAAAATACCCAATAATTGATTCATTCAGATTTCATTATTTATCTGAAAAATATGGTGAAGAACTTGTAAAGCAGAAAATATCACAGATGATCAAATATTACAATAAAAACAATCTGTGGAAAGATGATGAAGATTTATATTACAAATTGAAAGCACGATGCCAGAAAGAACAAATATTGCAGAGTGAAAAACAGCAATTAAATTTATTCCAGCAATCTGAAAACGGATGAAACCAAGTTTCATAAAATTTTACAGAGAGAATTGATGATGAAGTGATTCAGTAAGTTATCAATGCTTTTATTCCAGAGTGAAAACATGATGGGATTGGAGTGAAGCAATAAAGAAAAAGAAAAACAAATACGCAAGAAAGGATTATAAACAAGAAATAAAACAAAAAGAAGAAAAAACATACATTGATGTGAAGTATAATGAAGAAGAAGCAAAAATTTTTAAAAGAGCATATGAAGAAATCATCAATTCTCTTGAAGAAGCATATGAAAAAGAAGAAGAGCCAAAGAAAGCCCAAGAAATCTTTGAAAAGAAGAAAGAAATTGAAAGAGAATACCAAATATTTTTACATCACAATCAATAAAAACCATGTGACCACATGACACAAAAAATTACATGGATCAAATGAAACGATCCAACACAATGCAGAAAATAAACAAGGAAAAGGAAATGCAAAGAGAAATCATGATGTTGAAGAACGAAAACCAGCAGTTGAAAGAAGAAATCAGACAATTTGCAGATGGGATGTCAATTATTGCACGCCAATTAAAGGAAGCCAACAGAGAAAATGAAAGATTAAAGAAAGAAAATTTTCAGAAAAAAATTTATATTCCAGTAAAAGTATAAAATGGATTATGAAGAAAGGAAAAAAGCAATTGATGAAGCATCCAAATGATGCAGTGGATGTTTGGATTTCATCATTGAAACTTTAACATTGGTTGCAGTATTAAAAATTTTATTCTTTATGTAATGAAAAAATGCAAGAATTATGAGAAAGAGCATTAAAAGATTTGGTGGAATTATTGGAAAAATGAATTGAAGTTGTTCCACCATATCTTGCAGATTTATTCCAAAGATATGCAACATATTGAATATTTAAAGAATCTTTTTTGCTTATTTTGAGCATTATTGCAGTTGTATTATCTTGTTATTGGTGATATAAAATCATAAAAGCAGATGAAGAACGATCACCATTAGCAATGTTTTTAATTATTCCATTATGATTTTGAGTTGTTTGATTATTTATGTTTGGAATTAATCTATTTGAAGCAATATTCATTCCAGAAGTGTATATTATACACGATTTACAATGATGCACAGCATGCAGATGATAAAATTGAAAAAATTATTGAATCAATATTTAATTGAAATCAATTGGTGATATACAGTAAACAAACGAACAGAAGAATACAGATGTTTTGATGATACAAAAAAAACATGATGGAGTATTGAAGAAGAACGGTTGATTTCAAAAAGATTCTGATTTATTAAACGGCTTGTTCAACATTGAAAAGTTGACCGACACAAAGATAAATATTGAGTGCATTTATATAAAAATTGAGATCAGATTTTTATTCCTTTGTATGAAATGTTGACAATGGAATTGAGTATTCAAAGGAATCCAACAAAATTTTTATCTTCAATATTAAAGTAAACATGACAAAAGATGAAGAAATAAAGCAACTGAAAAAGGAATTAGAATTGGTAAGGAAAAACACAAGAGCAAATGTGGAAACATTAGACAATATGTATTGAGAAAATGTGGATTTAAAAAAAGAGAATAAGGAATTACAAAGAGAAAATGAAAAATTGAAATTACATATAGAAGCAAAAGACAAAGCATATATGGATTTGCTTGCAGATTATAATTATCAGAGAGCAAGGATCAGAAAAACAGAAAGAGCATTCATAAGATACCAAGAAAAACTTAAAAAATTATGAATTGAGTTAGATATGGTTGTAATGAATAGATAATTTATTTCAGATTTATTAAAAAATGATCAATCCAGAAGAAAAATTAAAGCAAGAAAATGAGAAATTGCAGAAAGAAATAAAGCAATTGAGAAAAACCGTTGTAATGCAAGAAATGGAACGGAACGATTTATTCAAGAGATTTGCAAAAGTAGAAGCAGAGCTTGAAGATTACAGAATACAAGAGTTCAATGCAACGATGTTTAAAAAATAAGATTTTGAAAACAGCAAGATTTTAATTATAATATGTGCATGCATAAGTAATTAATGTTTTGTAGAACCTTTGATTTAATTCAAAGGTGTTTTCATTTATGCCAAAGAAAGCCAAAAAACCAAAAAGACAAAAATTAATAAAAGAGTTGGATGCAATCTTTTCAAGATTTATCAGATTCAGAGATTGTGATAAAAAAGGAATCGTAACATGCCCATTGTGTGGTGTAAAGATTCCACGAAAAAAAGCACAGAACATGCATTTTGTTTCAAGGTGAGTTATGAAATACAGATTTGATGAAGATAATTGCCATGCATGATGCCAAAGGTGCAATGTAACGTTGAATGGAAATTACATTGAATATACATTGTGGATGATCAACCAATACGGAAAAGAAAAGATTGAACACATGAAACATGATAAAGAAGCATATAAAATAGAAACACGGAGATTGGAAGAAATGATTGAAGATTATAAACGAAAGGTGGAAGAGTTGAAGAAATTAAAACATTTACAATAAAAACAAGGAAACATGAAAACAACATTAAAATTCAGCAGAAAAACATTGGAACGTGTAAGAAATGAAGTAATGAAAAAATGAGAACACGCAAGAGTGCAATACATAATGGAAACGTGAATGGATTTTGAAGAAAGCGTAAGATGATTGATGAAATATAAGAAAAAAGATTTAGCAGAATTGATCGTGAATTGTTACATATTAGAACAAAGTGAATTTGTGAAAGATTATATGAGAAATGCTTTTAGGAAATTTTAATTATTATAAATAAAAGAAATGCCAAAGCAGAAATATGATTGGAACAAAATTAAAATGGAATTCATGCTTTCTGAATATGATGATGTGGAATGATTTTTCAAAGACACATACAAGACACCAACGAATTGAACAATCAGAAAATACACAATGTGATGGAGTAAAGAAAAGCAATTATACAAAAGCAAGATTTATGCAGATGTATTAAAGAAGAAGTGAAAGGAAACAGCCAAAGATATTGAAAGCAAAATGCAGAGATATGAAATGCTTTGAGATGAAATATTGAATTGGATGGAAGAACAATTTCAACAGATTGGTGAAGAAGATGAAGAGTGAAAGAAAAGGAAAATCAACAGCAACGATATTATGAATATTTGGAAAATCAAAAGAACTGAAATGGGATTACCAACCAACATTTCAAAAACGGAAAATACAAACAAGGAAGAAAGAGCAGAATTAAATGATGAAGAGATGGAAGCATTAAAAACTTTATTAAAGAAAAAATAAAACATATATGAAATATGAAGATGCAATAAACATATTCAGAAAATCACCGTTATTAAGAAAAACATATTTTTCAACGAATTTTTTTGACTTTTGCAGATTCTATTTTATGGAGTATTACAGTTTTGATACGCCAGCATGTTTACAAAGATATTATGATGCATTGGAATCATGAAAGAATGTTTATTTCAAGTGATTCAGATGAAGTGCAAAAACAACGATTGCCCAAATGTATGTTTCATATTGCATTGCATATAAAACACGCAGAAACATCATGTGGTATTCACAAACAATTGATAATGCAGAAGAAAATTTAACATACATTGCCAATTCATTCATCAATGATACAGACCAGTGAGAAAGATTTTGCAGAGATTATTGAAACTTGTATTACCCAGAAACAGTGATTAAACAAGGACAAAAGAAGATAAAAAGAATTGATAAATTTGTCACAGAAAATGATTGTTATGTAAGAGCAATGAGCCTTTGAACATCACCACGTGGAAAGAATTACACCGCACCAGATGGAAAATTTAGACCAGATTTATTGGTGTTTGATGATGTTGATACAATTACATCATGCCAAAGCAAAAAGAAAATTGATAAAAATTTTGAGTTCATGTTGAATGAAGTATTATGATGAACCACATGAAGCACGCAAATAATATTTCTTTGAAACACCATATATGAAGATTGAATTGTGCCAAGATTTGAAGAACACATAAAAAACGATCCAACATGGGAAATAATAAATTTGCCAATATACGATGATCAAAAAAATATTGTTTGGAATAGATTTGTGGAAACAGATGCAGAAGCAGAAAAATTAAATGAGTGAATCCGTGAAGTTGCCAAAAGATATGTTTCACTTGAAACAGAAAGAAGAAGATTGTGAAGCATATCATTCAATCAGAATTATTTACTGATTCCATATGCCAATTGACAGCATATAATCACCGCAGATATGATTCAGATTGACCACAATTGCAGAAATTACAAGTTTGATAAAATCGTTGTTTGAGTTGATCCAGCAGTTTCAGAAAAAGAGTGAACAGATAAATTTGCAATATGTGTTACATGATCCATTGGTGATAAATATTACATTCTTGAAAGTATTGGATTAATTGGAGAGCAGAAGAACATAAAAAGAGCAAGTGAAACCGTGAAAGCATTATACGATAAACGGAAAGCAAAAAGAGTGATTGTTGAAACTGTTGCATATCAAGCAGTGTTGAAAACAGTATTTGCCAATATGTGACTTGCAGTGCAAGAGCAGAAAACAATCAAGGACAAAACCACAAGATTATTGGAAAAGCAAGTATTATTTGAAGAACACCGTATTTATTTTGCACCGTGAAATGATGATCTGATTGATGAATTAAAAGCGTTTCCGAACGGTGAACATGATGATATGGTTGATTCATTATTGTTTACATTATCAGAAACAAGGAACAAATTTTTTATTGCTTCATTCTAAAACAAATGCAAAAGCCAAAAGATTATTCACATGAAAGACCACGAAATTCATTTAAAAGTGCATGATTGGAATTATTATGAGCTGAAAGATTGGTTCTTGAATTTTTACACCATAAAACAAATGAAGATGATACAGTGACACCAACAACAAAAATTCCATTGAGTGAATTCCGAAAATACCTTGAATGAAAAAAACAAAATCTTGATGAAAAGTTTGAAGAATAGATGCCGTGCATGTGGTGATGATATTTCAGAAAAAGATTTACGATGTGAACATTGCAGAAAATTGGTTGATAAGGAATTGAAACAAGAAACACATTTATGATTTGAATATCATTTCAGATATTACAGAGCATTCAAAAGTTTTTAATTATTAATCATATAAACAATGCCAGAACAAGAAACAAGAGCATTTAATCCAGAATCCATTTACACAAAATTGGAAGATGGAAAATTTAGGGTTGAGCGTGATCAACATGCAGTTTCAGAAATTGCACCAATTGAGCAGATGAAATTGCTTGCACAAGCAATGAATCAAATCAAGTGATTTGTTGATCAAGCAAAGAACGCCCAAAATCAAGTTCAATGATATATTGAACGATACAACAATTGGGTGGAAATCTTGAACACAGCAAAAGAAAAATGTGATTTGGATTTCAAGAAACTTGAACCAATTGATCCAGAAGTTTTGAAGAATTTGATTGATTGTGATCCAGAAAAATTGCCAAAAATTGATGTTGAACCAGAAGAGAAATAAAATATAAATATTTCACTTCGTATGAAACGGTTGCAAAATGTGACCGTTTTTTTATAACAGAATTAATTTATTTCTTTACACGCACAATCATGGAAAACAAGGAAACAGCAAAAGAGCCAAAAAAAATCAAATGGTGGTGATGGTTGATTTGTGGATTTGTTGCATTTTTAATGATCGTTTGAATTTCAAACACTGATACAAGCCCAAATAAAACAGCCCAACCAACACAAAAGCAAGAAACAAGAGTTGATCCAGTTCAAGAAAGGATGAATAGAATCAATGAATTATATGCAGATGAACCATCTTTTGATAGAGTGCAAAAATTAGATGGTTCAAATTCAATTGCAATAATCTTTAATGAAACACCAGATTTATGAATTACAGATTCCATTGATTCAATAACAAGGTGACAAGCAATGAATTTATCAAATGAAGTAAATGGTGTTGCAAGTGTAAAAACATATGTTTGAAATGAAGCACAAATGTATTGTATTGCAACAAAAGGACAAGTAACAGAATGTAACGATTACAGATAATAAAATTTCACAAATAATAAAAGCACGGTTCAAAAGCCGTGTTTTTTTATAAAAAATGAGCTTTGTGAAATTCAATCCGTGATTATAATGCTTTTGTTTAAATGAATATAATCATGCATGAAGATATTCAACCGAAATATTACAAAAGCTGATACAAGCAAAAAAAGTTTGAATTCAAATTACTGATTAAACCTTTCACCATTATTCAATAATGATATTGTTTTTTCAAAACAAACATTTTATGATTTATATGCAAAGAACGGTGACATCAGAGAATGTGTGAGAAAAATTGCATGAAGTGTTGCAAGAAATGGAATATATTTGCTTGATAATCAACAACAAATCGTTCCAGATAATGTAATTACAACGGAAGTTCAAAACCTTTTCAAAGAACCATCATTTCAGAAATTTAAAACAAATTTTTGGAGAAATTATTTGATTTCATGAGAAGTTTATGTTGAACCAATCCAGAACGCTTTTTGACAAACAATCAGATTTCATGTTATTGATTCAAGAAGTGTAACAAAGGTTGTTGAAAAATGAGTAATCAGAGCATTCAACGTTATTGAAGATGATGGAACATCAAAACAATACAGAGCGGATCAATTATGATTCTTCAAGTTTGAAGATGACATCAATTATTCAATAAACTGAATGTGAGTATTAACAAGTGTTTTTTATGATGCAGTTCTTGATCTGGAAGCAGTGAAAACAAATTACAGCTTTTATAAAAACAGTGCCAGACCAGATATGATGCTTTTGTTGGATGGAAATTTAACAGAAGAAGAACAGCAAAACGCCGTTGATATGTTCAATGCACAATTCAAGTGAAGCACCAATGCACACAAAGTGGTTATTGGTGGATGAATCACAGATATTAAACAGCTTTCATTGACAGCAAAAGATATGGAACAAATTGCACAAAGAGAATTATCAACAGATAAAATTTGCAGTGCGTTTGGAGTGCCAAAAGCAATGCTTTGATATGTTAAAGAAACAAATTACAGCAACGGTGAAAATGTAAAAGAAGAATATATTGAGTGAACAATCAAACCACATACAGAAGATTTTGATGATATGTTGAACAAATTATTACAGATGTTCAGACCAGATTTATTCAAGAAATATTGGATTAAATCTGATTCAGAACAATTAAAGGAAACACAAGAACGATACAATGGACAAAGAGCAGATGTTCAAACTGGAATAATAACAATAAATGAAGCCAGAATTGATAGATGACTTGAACCATTGCAAGATGAAAACGCAGATAAACCACTTGTTTCAAGAAATTCAGTATTATTGGAAGATGTTGCATTGGATGCAGTTTTACCATGAGATGAAATTTAAAATATGCTTTCACAAGATTACAGAAATTTATTACGCAAAGAATCCAAAGTTTACACAATGATCCAAAAATCTTTCAAGAAGCAAAAAAAGTTTCTTGATGCAAATATCAAAGATTTATACGAAAATGAGATATACATAATCAACATTGAATACAACATATTACATAATGAACACGTGCATATTTACCCAGAGAAATGATGGAAAGATGAAGTGTTTGGAAATGATCCAATGGATTGATTCCGGCGTGCAATGTGAGTGTATGAAATGATTGAAGAATTACAGATGCCAATTGAGAAAGTATTTGAACACTGATACAAAAGATCATACAGAAAATTCAGTAAATTATTGAGAGAAAATGAAATAAATTATTACCCAAACAAGCCAAGTGAATATGCAAATCATTGGTGAGAATTAAACCTTTCAAATTACAAATGAAGCATATCACATACAACAAAATGGGATGTAATAAACACATTGAAGAATGGAATTGATAATAACATGAGCCGACAGCAGATACAAAAAGAGATAAACAAAATTGATGAAAAACTGTTCTGATTACCACGTGCAAGAGCAATTGCAGTTACGGAAACAACCAAAGCATATGAATATGGAAATTTGCAACCAATCCAAGCGTTGAATGATGCTTGAATCCAGATGCAGAAGAGATGGTTGACCGTTGGTGATGATCGTGTAAGACCAGAACACCAAGAATGTGAAGATGAATGATGGAAGCCAATTGATTACATTTACCCAAGTGTAAAAACGGATGTTCCACCATGATGAGTGAATTGCAGATGCACAATACAGTATTCCAGAGTAAGATAATTTTAAATCATAATCTTTATCAAATGAAATTTAAACTTATTAAGGACAAAGAGTTCTTTCAAATCGTGTGTGATCAGAAATCAGTGAGAGAAATCATTGATGGAGAAAACAAAGCATACGAAATTGAATGATACGCTTCAACCAAAGACAAAGACCGCATGAATGATGTGGTTGAACCAACAGCATTTGAAGAAACTTTAAAGCAATACATGACAAATCCAATTGTATTATTGCAACATGATATGGACAAACCAATTTGAAATGTTGTTGAAGCCAGCATTGATGAAAAAGGATTATTCATCCGTGCAAAAATCACAGAAGATACAGATTGAGTATTTTCAAAACTTAAAAATGGAGTTTTGAGAACTTTTTCAATCTGATACCGTGTAAAAGAGTTTGAAACTGTGGAAAATGTAAATTCAGATGGTGATTACAGTTACACAAACATAATTAAATCACTTGAATTATTTGAGATTTCTCTTGTTTCAGTTCCAGCAAATCCATTTGCTTTGATCAAGAGTTTTGATTCATGCTTCAAAGCAGAAGAAGAGATGGAAACCGCAGAAGAAGAAAAACCAGTTGAAACCGTTACAGAAAATGAACCAACGGAAGAAAAAGTTGAAGAAGAAGAAAGTGTAAAGGAAGAAGAAGTTGTTGAAGAATCTGAAACAGAAGAGAAAGAAGAAAGCCAAGAAAATGTTGAAGAATGAGCAGATAAAGAAATTGAAGAAGAAGAAAAAGAAGAATCAGAAGAAGAAACAAAGGATGTTGAAGAAGTAAAAGAAGAAATCCCAAACGAAGAAGCTGAAACAGAAGAGATCAACGAAGAAGAAAACGAGAATAAAGAAGCAGATGAACAATCTGAAATATCAACGGAAGTTGAAAGCCAGACTTCTGAAAATGATGCTGAAAGTGCATCAAACGATGAAAGCAACGGTGAAACAAACGATGCAGAAGTTGTTGAAGAAAGCAAATCAATGGAAGTTGAACACAAAAGCGTTGAAAATGCTGAATTCAAATCTTTTGTGAAATCATTCAATGAAAAATTGGATGAAAAAGACTTGCAAATCAAATCACTTCAAAACGAAATTGCAAATCAGAAAGAACTGATAAAATGAGCAATTGAAGTTATGGTTGAACTTGATCATGCAGTAAAAAATACAGCAATTCAATCATGAAGTTCTTATCAAGCACCAGCAACAAAGAATTCATGATACGGAAAAGTTGCAGAATTTATTAAATCTTTGCACAATTCCAAATAACATTTATCATTAATCTTTTATACAAATGGACATTAAAGAACTTGTTTTAAAAGCAAAAGAGCTTCAAGGAATTGAAGTTAAAGAAGAAATCGTTGAAGAGCAAAAAGCCAACGAAGTTATGCATACTGGAAACAGTGGTTTTGGTGCAGAATTAATCCCAACAAATGTTGTTCTTGATCCAGCTTTGGATTTATTACCAAAGTATTCAAGTTTGATTAATATGCTTCCATGAAATCACGGAAACAATATGCCAATAAGTGCAAAAGTTCCAGTAATTGGAGAAGCTGATTTATTCAGTGGAAATTCTGAATGGACAACATGAGCACCATGAATCACACCAGCAAAGATGTGACCAGCAACATGAGCAGTTACAATTACACAAGGACAATTCATATTCACAATTGCGTTATCATATCGTGAAGTTGAATATGCAGTTGCAGATGTAATTGCAATCGTGCGTGATAGAATCAATCGTGCCGCCGGAAGAACAATTGATGCATTAATCATCAATGCAGATGATACAGCATCAGCATCTGGAAACGTAAACGGAACATATTCTGGATCACCATATTTCGTTCAAAATACAAACGGAATAAGAAAATTATGAATTGCAAATACTGTTGTTTCTGTTGGAACATTAACAAGTGCTTCATTACTTTCTGTAAAGAATGTTCTTGATCCATGATACCAAGCAGATTTGAACAATTTGTTATTCATCATGCCAGCCAATGTTTACAATAAAGCATTAGGAATATCAGAAGTAATAACAATGGACAAATTTGGACCAAACGCAACAATCGTTCAAGGTGTTCTTGCAAAAGCATTCTGAATAGATGTTTACGTTGCAAGAGATTTCCCAGCATTGACAAATACTTCTGGATTGGTTGATGGAACATCTGCAAATAATACAAAAGGATCATTTGCATGTATATATAAACCAGCCGTTCAATACGGATTTGGTGCACCAGTAAGATTATATCTTTCTGAAAAACCATGACAGTGATATGAAATCATTGCAACAATGGATTTCTGATTTGCAATTGCAAACAGCGTTGCTGGATTAGGAAAAACAGTTTGACTTTGAGCAAATGTTACTGTTTAATTAAAACTGTAAAATAAATCTTCATGATCTGCGGTGGTTGTAGGTTATAACTATGAACCACCGCATAAGTGAAGAACTTTATATTTATCAATATTCAACGATGGAAAAGAAAGTAAAAAATATTTCAAAAGAAACACAGCTTGTTGATGGTGAAGAAATAAAAGCATGAGCAGTGTTTGAAACAAAGCATTGGAAAACATTGATCACAAGTTATGGTGATTTGTTTGAATTGGTTGAAGATGGAAAAGAAGCAAAGGAAGAAAAGGTTGAAGAAGAAAAACCAGCCAAGAAAAGCAAAAAATAATTTAATTAAAAATTGATAAAACAATGTATTCAAGTTTATCACAATTCAAAACATATATTGGAATAGATCAAACAGATACAAGCAAGGATGCACAATTAACAATGTTGCTTGAAAGTGCATGTGAAACATTGAACCATCTTTGCGGTGTAGATTCTTTTGATTTATGAGATTATGAAGAAAACATTGATTTGAGAAAATTATATGTGAATGCTTTTTGATATAACATCTTTTTGAAAAATAAACCAGTTCAAAGCATTGAAGAAATCAATGGTGAAGATTACAGCGGTGTAAAGTGAACTGATTATATGGTTGCAAATCAAAGAAGAGTTATTTTTAAATCATTTGATTATGAATCAGATTTTTGATTTGTCACAATTAAATACAGTGCATGATATGATCGTGCAAGAGTGGATGGACAAACAACAGTTGATGATTTACCAGATGATTTGAAATTAATGGAAATGATGCTTGCATGTGGAAATTTACCAGACAATATGAAAACGGATTTGAGTATTGGAATATCTTCATACAAGTTATGAGATGAACAAATTACATTTGGTTCAAAAACATCATCAACGCAAAACATGGATGATTTATATTTCAGTTTTACGGTGATGCTTTGAAAGTTCAAAAATTTTACATTAGCAGTTTAAAAGAATGATTTTGTTTAATAAAACAGCAACAGTTTATTGATATACAAAAAATGAATACGGTGTTTCATCATACAATGAAAACGGAACTTCTTTTAAATGCAATGTGCAACCAATAGATCAAACAGATGGATTTGATAATGCAACAGTTTACAACACAAAGAAATTATATTGTGAGTATTCAGAAATCACAGTTGGTGATAAAATCAGTGTGGATTGAAAAATATACATTGTGAGATCAAAGCAAGATTGGGATGGATTAAAAAGACATTTTTACAAATTAATCATTTCAGAAAGTGAATGAAATTAAACTTGCAGTGAGATATACAGCAATTGATGGAATTGAATGATAAAGTCAATGCAGTGGTGCAGATAATGTTGATTGATGTGTGAAATGAAATTACAAACAACGCAAAAGAAAACGCACCATATTTGACATGATCATTGAGAAAAAGTTTGAACAACAATTTCAATTCAGTGAGTAAATGATTTGTGGTTGTTGGTTCACCTTTGGCATATGCAAGTGTGAGAGAATTTGTGAATAAAAAACATCCAACCAGAACGTTTTATTTGGAAAGAGCGTTCACGGAACATATTGATGATATTACAGATATTATATTGGAAGATTTAAACTTTAATTTGAAGAAATAATGGCTGAAACAACCTATTCATTCAAAGCAATATGAGATGCATTATATAATAAAATGCTTGAAATTGCACAATGACAAACAGCAAGAATTTGAGCAGTTTACAATCATGACATCAAGATTGAAGATTGAATAAATTTGCCAGCAATTATTATTACCCCAGATGATGGAAATATAAAATATCTTGATTCATGCAGTTATCAAACAGAACTGAATTTCAAGATCAGATTAATTGATAGAATTCAGAAAAATATTTCAGATGTTGAAGATAATATGAGAGTTGTTGCAGATATGGTGATGCAGAAATTAAAAGAAATTGAAACTATTGTTTGGAGTAATGATGATTGATACACGGTGAATTGTGAATACAGATTCAATTGGTGATTTGCAAATACACAAGAGCCGTTCCGTGTGTTTGAAGTCAATTGTTCATTCACAGCAATTACAAAATAATTTATTTCATTATTTACAATAAAATGGCTTGTAAAGGATGCAAAGACAAAAAACCGGAGATTGAAAATCATGTTTCATTTAAAACAGAAGATGGAGTGAGAAAATATTCATTTCCAAAATGGTGACTTGTGGTTGAATGAAAAAACATGATTGAAGCGGTGGAAAAAGCAAGGGAAATCATGCAGATGAAAGAACAATCTGAATGAAAAGAAGAAAACACTGTTAAAGAAAAAAAATAAACCTTTTAATTATTAATTTATTACAAACATGTGATACACTGGAAGATTATCAGCAATTGGGCTTGGAGTGGAAGCAACAAGATGAGTTGCAGTTTCACCAGCCGTTTGGATTGCAAAAGAAAGTGGAGTTTTAAATCCATCAATTGAAACAGCAACAGATGAATCATGATATGGTGTTATTGATTGAGTTGCTGGATCATTTACAACAAAAAATGCATCAACATTAAATCTTCAATGAATAGCAAAAGATAATACACTTTGATATTTTTTGCTTTGAGCATTGGGAAAATACACAAAATTATATTGTGTAAAATGAACACCATCTGGATGAACACCAAAAAGATGAGATGTTTTGAGCGGAACTGGTGCAGTTTTGAAAAAAATTGTGACAATTGGAACAACAAAATATTACTTCTTTGATAAATCAACATCATGAAGTATTGGAAACGGAACATGGACAATGACAGCAACAGCCGTTTCAATAAATGCACATTTCTTTGAAGTGAAACAAGATAATGAGCATCCATCATTTACATTATATGATGATGATCCAGTTGCATGAAGTTATGCACCATATTGTATGATAAATTCATTTGAAATATCTTGTGCAGTTGCAGATTATGTAAAATTCACAGCAGATTTCATGTGAAAGCAAATGCAACCAATCGTTTCATCAGTTACACCAGCATATGCAACGGAAAATGAATTCACAGCAAGCATGGCATGAGTAAGATTTGCAAATGATGAAGCATGATTGGACAGTGCAAGTGAACAATGTATGCAAAATTTCAGATTAACAATCAATAAAAATTTGGCAGATATTCAGTGTTTTGGTGAAACAGATATTGCAGATATATTTAATCAAAATTTCACAATTGATGGAGATTTTGAAGCAGTATATGAATCAACAACATTGAGAGATTATGTGATTAATTCACAGAAGAAAGCAGTGAGATTCTATGCAATAAACAGCAACGCAACAGCTTTGGCAACATGAATTTACCCATCAATTTATGTTGACTTGATGAAAGCTGGATTCACTGAATGGACAAAAGCAGATTCAAATGATGAAATCATCAAACAAACAGTTGGATTCACTGGACAATACAGCACAGATGATGCAACATCAATTGAAATCTTGTTATTAAACAGCAATTCAACTTGATATTAATATATCACGTGCATGTGGTTTTTCCTTGTTTATCTGCATGCACGTATTTAAAACAAGGAACTTTTAAATTATTAAACAAGGACAATCATGAAAATTAAAATTAATGGAACAGAAAAAGAAGTTGAATTCAAAACAGTTTACACAAGGAAGATGGACCGTGAATACAGTGAAAGGATGTTTCAATGAATGAAAGTGACACCACAGCAATTACAAACTGGAAGTTTTGAAGTTGATTTGGCAAATTTGCAAAATGCAAATGATTGGTTGATCACACAAATGACAAACATTACACCAGATGAGCTTGATGAAATGACCAGTGCAGATTATAATGAAGTGTTGGCAGAAGTAGAGAAAATCAAAATACCCAGTGAGAAATAAAGTAATTCTTGAACAATTTGCAAATACAATCAGAAGCGGAAGATGAATTACAAAAGAACACCGTGATTTTATTCTGATTAAAGAATTATATCACTGTAAACCATCAGATTTGGACAATGAAGAAGAAAGCATGTTGGAATTACACTTTGCAATGATTCAAGAAGAAAGAAAGTGGGAACACATCCAGCAAAAAAGAGCGGAACAAAGAAGAGCTTCATTACATAATAAATAAACATCATGGCATGAACAGATTATAATTTAAAACTTAAAATAACGGCAGAGAATCAAGCAACCGCAGAGCTTGATAAAGTTTCAAAACAAACTGAAAAAATCAAGAATCAATCATTTGAACGATCCAAAGAAACGGAAAAATGATTGAAAACACTTTGAGCAACCGCAACGGTGGTTGCTTGAAGTATGGTTGCTTTGTGAAAATCGTTTATTGATGCAAGCATTGAAAATGAACCGCTTCAAAGATCATTTGAAAGATTATCAGAATCTGCATGAATTGCATCAGATGAAATGCTGAAAGCAATGAAAAAAGCATCAAGATGAACCGTTTCAGATACAAAGTTGATGGCACAAGCCAATAAAGCATATTCATTGTGAGTTGTTTCAAACGTGGAAGATATGAGCACAATCATGGAAATTGCACGTGTGAAAGGGCAAGCAATGGGAAGAACTATGGAAGAAGCATTGGATGACATCGTAACATGACTTTGAAGATGAAGTGTGCAAATTCTTGATAATCTTTGAATTGTGATAAAACAAACAGAAGCACAAGAAATGTATGCACAAATGCTTTGAAAAACTGTGGATCAATTAACAGAAGCAGAAAAAAAGCAAGCATTAACAAATGCAGTTGTTGCACAATGAAAAAAAGAGCTTGAAGAAGCATGAGAAGTGCAAGAAACAATGCAAGAAAAATTATGAAGAGTGAATGCACAATGGGAAAATATGAAAAATACAATTGGAAATGCTTTGATTCCAATTGTTGATAAATTATTGCAAGCAGTGACACCAATTATTGAAAAAATATCAAATTGGGTTGAAAAAAATCCAGAATTAACGGCAACAATATTTGGAATTGTAACAGCCGTTGCATGATTAACAGCCGTTTTCAGTTGACTTGCATTGGCACTACCAGCAATCATGAGCGGTTTATCATTATTAATGTGACCAATTGGATTAATAATTGCATGAATCACAGCATTGGCAGTTGCGTGGGCAACAGATTTTGGATGAATTAGAGAAAAAACGGCAGAAATTGTAAATAAAATTTCAGAAATAATCAAACCACGATTGGACAAAATCAAAGCGTGGTGGGATGAATGGTGATGAGTTGTAATTGAAGTTGTAAAATGAGCACGATCATTGGTTGAAGATATATTTTCAAGTGCATTTGAAATAATTTGAGCGTGACTTGAAATGTTTTTTCAATCAATTGATGTATTAATGAAGTTGTTTTCATGAGATTGGAAATGAGCATGGGAATGAATCAAAGATATTGCAACAACAGCATGGGAAACAATGCTTTCAGTTGTTGATAATCTGTTTGGTGATTCTTTGGATTGGCTTGCAGATAAATTGGTTGCGTTTGGTGATTGGTTCAAGAATAAACGGAATGCAATCAAAGAATGGGTGCTTTGAATTGCAAATGCATTATGGGAATGATTAAAGACTTGAATGGAATTTTGGGTTGCAATATTCACATGAGATTGGGAAAAAGCAAGCAACATTGCACAAAGTGTGATGACATGATTGGATGAAGCATTAACAAGCATATTTGGGCAAATGTGGACAAATATTAAAACAAAGGTTCAAGAGTGAATTGATGTTGTTGTTTCAAAAATAACAGCTTTCAAAGAAAAGGTGATGTCAATTATCAATTCCATCAAAGATGCATGGAACAGTGCAAAAGAAACAGTTGGAAATATTTGAAGCAAAGTTTCAGATACAGCATCAAATTTATGGAATGGTGCAAAAAATCTGGTTGGATTTGCAAATGGTGGATCAGTGACATGATGAACACCAATTATTGTATGAGAAAGGTGACCAGAATTATTTGTTCCAAGTTCAAATTGAACAATTGTTCCAAATGAAGAGATCACAAAAAATAATAATGTGACAATAAATATGAGCGGAATCACAATACGTGAAGATGCAGATATTACCAGACTTGCGGAAGAAATCGTAAGGATGACAAAATTGGAGAAAAATTATTGAATTATTTAATAATCAAATAAATCAATGGACAATACAATAAATTCAAAATTATTATGAGATGCACCAAAAATTCAATTAAATTCATTGGATGGAGTTTTCACATTCAACGGTTGGAGTTTGGACAATTGAAACACGGTGAGAGTGATTTGAAGTAATCATGATGATATTTGAACCATTGATTTCAATACATACAACACACCACTTGAAGATGGTGGATGAGTGCTTTGAAAATATTATAGACAAAAAACAATTCAATTAACATTATCAATCAGTGCATGAAACAAAGAAGCATTGAATGATTTAATTGATGAAATCAAATACAGAACATCCATTACGGAATGAACATTGAGAATCATTATTAATGGAATTGTAAGAGAATGGACCGCAACATGCACATCATTGAAATTTAACAGACAAAATTTCAATGTTAACTGGTGCGGAAGAGTTGTTTTGACTTTCACATGCGTAAATCCACATTCACATTTGGAAAATCCAAGTGCGGTGAATATCGTTTCACAAACTGGAACATATCAAAGCGGTGTGGTTTATGATTGAAGAGCTGAAACATTTCCAAAATTATTCATAACAATGGATTCTGGATCATCCACATGAATGAAATTTACATTGAATTGATATACAATTGAAATCACAAACAATTTGACCGTATGAGATATTATTATTTTTGATGGTGAAACAAAAAGAGTAACACTGAATAATACAGAAATTGCATATACTGGACCATTTACACCGCTTTCATACGGTGAAAATATTTATGCAGTTGAAAATTCTGGAACATACACTTGAACTTTATCTTATTTCACAAAATTCTTGTAAAATGAAAACATATCAAATCAAAACATACAATCTTGATGGATCATACAAAGATACGATAAATCCAAACGATATCTTGAATGAAATTTCTTTTTCTTCAAATATCAATGGATGAGCCGGACAATTGAACATTGAAACATCATACAAGATGGAAGATTTGAATTATCAATGATGAGAATATGTGAAAGTAACTTTGTATGATGATTCACACAAAGAATGAATTCAGATTTATTATTGATATATTTCACAAATTATCAGACAAGTGGAAAGTTCAAGAGAATACACCACTTTTGTGTGTTTATGAGTTCAATCATTATTAAATAATATCTTATACACAAATTGATCATACACAAAAACACCATCTGGAATGATTACGGATGTTTTAACTTATTTTCAAACATTGTATAATTGCATCACTGCATGAAGTATTGATGCAACAGATACATGAAATCAGAATTACAACCGGCAATATCAAAACTGTTTCAATATCATAAAATCAGTGAGTGAGTGATCATGAAGCAAATTTTTGGTGGATGGTGAATGAAAATTAAACTTCTTCAAAACGTGAACAAATCATTTATTGCATCTGCATTATGATATAGACAAAATGACAATTACAGATACCATTGAAGAAATTGTGAATAATTATTCACTTGCAAGAAATGGTGGAACAGTGCAAGTTTATTCAGATGCAAGTTCACAAACAGCATATTGAAGAAAAGATAAATACGAATCAAACAGTGAATTAAACAGTTCAACAACACAAGATGCATATTGAAATCAATACATTGCAGATAATAAAAACATGAAAGAAACAATGAGTATTACATTGAATAAAAATTACCCATTTGAAGAAATCAAGCCGTGAGATACAATTACAGTATTGAATGCATGAATTGAGATTGCAAATAAAGTTGTAAACAAAATTTCATACAAGCCAGATCAATGCGTTTTGACAATAGACAAAACAGATACATTGTGGAATGTGATTGAATAATTTTACATAATATAAAACCAGAAAAATGACATTTATATGATACAAAACAGCCAATAACATTGTTTCATATTTGGTGAGTGCAATTTCATCAAGTTCAACATCAATAATTGTGAATGATTGAAGCATTTTTCCATCATCATTTCCATATTTATTGACAATTGAACAGCAATTAAATGGACAAACTGTAACAAGGGAAATTGTGAAAGTAACAGCCAAAACATGAAGCACATTAACAGTTGAAAGAGCCGTTGAAAGTTGCATTTCTGATGATACAGCAAATCCAAAAACATATTCACAAGTTGCACATTCATTTGATGCAAATGCAATTGTGAGTTTGGAAATGACAGCCGGAACATTGCAAGATGCACAAAATGGAATTACAGATAATGCAAATGCAATTACACAAGCCAATGAAGATATTACAGATTTAATCTGATTGATTAATACGCTTGAAGAAGATATTGAAAATTTATAATTTAATCATCAAAAATAATGCTTTCAAATAAAAATAATTTGAGATCAGAATTGACCGCCAATGTTGGAGTTCTTGCAACATCAATTTCCATTACTGCGTGAGAATGAGTGCTTTGGGAAAATAATATGGTTGCATGTTTGGAACATTATGAAAACGATATTTGCACCAAAAGGGAAGTAATAAAAATCACTGCAAAAAATAATGATACATTCACAATCACAAGATGATTTGCTGATTGTATAATGAATGATCAGACAAAACAGCAAGGACATGGAAGCCAAGAATTTGTGGTTGGTGATTATCTTTCATTATATCTTTCAAAACAAATTTGGGAAAGTTTAACAGTTTGAATTACAACGAATGAAACGAATATTCAAACAATGGTTGCAAGAATTAATGCACCAAAAACATGCATAAATGATAATTGCCAAGATTGGAAAAATGCAATTGATACAGCATATGTAACAAAATTTGGTGGAGTTGCTGGATTTGGAACTGGTGCAGATGGTGATGTTGTAATTTCACAAGATACATTTTTGGATGCTGGATGTGAATACAATTTCAATAATTTAACAATTCTTGAATGAGTAACAGTAAGATTTCAAGGAGTTTGAACACCAACAATTAATGTTTGGAATAACTTCAAAAATTTTGGAGTAATTGATATGAGAGCACCATATTTACAAGCAAGAACAGATTCACAAACTGATCATTGGTTGCATAACTGAACAGCCGTTGCAAATCAAAGTGATTCATTAACATGAATTGCTTCTGAATGATGATTATACAAAGGTTGATCATGAGCATGATGAACAAGTGCATGATGTGATGCAAGTGATGGACATGGTGGAAACGGTTGAAGTGGTGCACCATATGATTGAATAAACGGTTGAGCTGGTTGAACTTCTGGTTCATATTGAACTGGTGGATGATGAGCATTTGGAATGTGAACCGGTTGAAGGGGTTGAACGGGTTCATGTGGTTGATGAAATGGTTGAAACTGATTTTATGGTTGAAGATGATGAGATGTGACAATGAAATCAAGATTTAACGGTTGATGATGAGCTGGTTGAAAATGAGTAATAAGATGATGAGATGCTTGATGATGAGCTTGATCATGTGATTATACAGAGATGTGAAATGGTGGAGATGCAATTACAAATGTTTATTGATTGCATTTAAACGCAAGAAATATCTGGAATAATTTGGTGGATGCAAGTGGATGAGATGGTGGAAATGGTTGAATATATTATTGGAGTGGAACTTCATGATGATATGCACCATCTGGATGAAATGGTGGAAATGGTGCAAATGGTTGACAAATATTGGTGAGTTATGATACCATTCATGAGCAGTGATGCTTTGATGTGAGTGGTTGAAAAGGTTGAACCGGTGGAAAACTTTGATTTTCAAGTGAAACACATTGGAGATATGAGCAACCAAATGGAACAGATTGAACAGCTGGTTGGGTGGTATTTAAGAGCTTGAATAATCCATACATTCAAAATTTCAACCTTGTAAATGATGAAGATAATGAAGCAATATTAATCAGTTGGAAAGATCCATCATTTAAACCAAGCAATCCGCAACAATGGGCAAAAACAGTTGTTAGGTATTCAACAAGTAATTACCCAACAACACCAACGGATTGAACACTTGCAGTTGAAGAAACAACAAAAGATCAATACGAAACAACACCATATTCTTTAACTGGTGTGTTGGATGAAACAACATATTACTTTTCAATCTTTGCTTTGGATCAAAACAACACAATAATTGATGTGCAAAGTAATTCCATCACTACAAGTTTTCCGTTTATTTGATATAAACGTGTTGAATATATTCAATCAAGTGGAACACAATATTTCAAGGTATGAACAACATTTAAAACAAGTTATAGAATCACGATAGATTTTGAGATGACTTTGATTTGATGAGATTATGTACCAGTATGAATGAGAGATACATCAAATTATAGATATTGAATTGATGTTTGGAATTCTTATTTCACAGCAATTAGTTGATGAAATGATTGGACAAAAACAAAAGCAGAAGATAAGAACAGACATATAATTTCAATAAATACAAGCACAGCAACAGTTGATTGAACAAATTATACCATAAAATATGCAAGCCATACATTCAGTGATTGAATTTGAGTGTTCTATTATAATAGAATTGGTGATTCTCTTGATTCAAGAACAAATTCAAGCAATAAATTATACAAATTAGACATATATGATGAAAATTGAAATCATATATTTGATTTATACCCAGTTTACAGAAAAAGTGATAATGTAATTGGAATGTTTGATTTAATCAACAAAGTATTTTACACCAACGCATGATCTTGAAGTTTCACGAAATGACCGGATGTGAATTAATAAAAAGCACCGTTTCAAGCGGTGCTTTTCTGTATTATAAATCTGGTCACTTTGTAAATGATCCACTTCATTTATTGGTATAAAATACATCATTCACTGAATCATACATTCCAACAACAGAATCTGATTTTCTATATACTGGAATAAAATCACGCACAAGAACATTATTTTCCCAGATTTTAAATGACCGCATTTTTCATGAAAATTTTCTGTTATCAATTGATGTTCATTGTCTTAATCAGAATATAATCAGATTAACGTTTGGTGTTCCGCTTCATGGTGACCATGTCCATGTTGAATTATTATAATATCAACCAGTTTTTGAATATTCAAATTCAATAATGGTTCATTGTGATAAATCTGTAATTCATGTTTTTGCAACAGAATTAAATATTGCTTGACTTCATCCGGTTGAAGCACCATATTCAGATGGATGTGACCATAGAATATATGCGTTTTGTGAATTTGATGTTCTTGCACCAAAAACCGGCGTATCAATTACGTGTTCATTATGTGCAAATTTTACATAAATTTTTGTATTATAATTTGGCTTGTATAGTGAATCAAGATATTGTGATCATGTGCTTTCAATATATTCCACTCTTTTATATATGGATGGTACAGGAAAATCCGTTGTTATATAATTACTTTGCACATCAATTAATATGTGAAGTAATGTTACGCCAAACACATTAGCATATTACACACTTGAATGAGATTTACTTGATCATTCTTGAAATTGATATAATTCAAATGGAAGTTCAAATATTACATATGAAACACTTGCATCATGAAAAAAGGTTGCAAAGTTGACTTCCACAAATGGTTGAATTTCCATTCCATGATATATATTTGATAGTGTATGAAGTGGTGATTTTACAATCTCTTTCTGGTTGAAACCAGTTTGAAAATGAAATACTTGAAGCGGTGAAGCATTAACATTTTGTCAATGAAAAGACACATCACCATATTATTGACCAAATGTGCGGTATAGTAAAAGTTGATATTCAAATTGAAATTTCTTTTTCAGATTTTATTGATGAAATTCACCAAAATGAATGTATTCAGTAAATGATAAAAATGCATTTGATCATAATGCATTCCATCATATATGTTGGACAAGAATTAATGGTGTAAATACTGCATATATTGATAGTGTTCAAGTATGTCAAGCAAATGATTCAACAGCAACATCACCAACATGAAATTATTGATTTATATTATCAAGATATACAGCAAATCAATCATTAACAACAAATGCAAGTTGAAGTGAATTTATTCTTGAAAAAGTTGGTTGGACATCAAATGATGTTGGATCATATTTCAGAAAAAACAAAAGTTTATACTGAATTTCATAAAAGAAAAGCACCATTACGGTGCTTTTTCTTAATATCCATATTTTGACTTATATTTGTTGAAGAATTTCTGAAAATCAGTTTGTGTTCGTGTTGTTTTTTCCATGATGTATTTTGATATATCCATATTTACAGATTGATTTGTAAATATTAGTCAAGAATTATCTGGATTATCTGATGGTGTTGTTCATGAAAATATTGAATATTCAGTTCCATTCACATATCATTTCAATGTTGTTGTATTTCATGATTTACTTCTTGTAATTCAAATTAAATACCGTTGACCAGTGGTCACAAGGTGACTTCATCATTCATAATTATTTGGTTGAATATAAATCCAGAAACATGGATTATTTGTATTTCATTGAACATAAAAGCAAAGATTCCAAACAATACATCTCATCAATTGAACATAATTTGCAGATCAGATTGAATTAAATTTTACCCAACATAATGCAGTGTTTATTCAAGTTGGATTTGGTGATAAAAGACTTTGTCATGTAAATCTTCTTCAAAGTGTTTGTTGACTTCAAGTGTTTGATAAAGTGAAATTTCAGATTTGATCAGTTCAATTTGTTTCAAATGGGAAATATGCTAATGTGTTTGGCGTAACATGCCATCAGAAATCCGTTGTAATACTTGATGTTTCTGAATCAATTATATTATTATTCTGATCAATTGCAAATGCGGTGAAGTAATATGTTGTTTCATCCAACACGATGCAACAGAAAAAATGAGCTTTGTGAAAATCAATTCTGAATTATAATACAATTGTTTATTTCATAAAACAAGGAATATGAAACAAGCACAATGGGAAAATCCAAAAACACTTGTAATCAAGATTGATGGTGGATTGTGAAGAGTAATTGCAATGAGTGGTGCAATTACAGAAAAAGCAAAAATGCAACCAGTGAAAGTGGTTACAAACCGACCACTTGTTTTTTGGTGAAATCCACACATTAAAAGCGTGCATGGATTGGATGATAGAAGATTATTTGAAGATGTGATAAAGTGAAATGATTATATTGAACTTGAACCATACACTGATCCAGAATTTTTTAATGAATGAAAAAACTGGTTATATATTGCAAAAAAGCAATTATGAATTGAATGAAACGAAATACCGCAACCACAATTATTTCTTGCAGAACATGAGAAAATTTTGAACAAATTACCATGAGATCAGAATAAAATTATTTTGTTTCAACCTTTTGGAAGCAGTGTAAAAGATATGATTTGAGCAGATAGATCATACAGAAGTTTATACATGAAAGATGCACAATATTTGGCAAAAAAACTGATTCAGAAATGATATAAACTGTATGAAGTAATCAGAAAGGGGCAACCAGAAATTGCATGATGTGAGATTTTAGATACAGAAGATTTGAGATTTGTTGTTTCACTTTGTGCAAGATACCCAGTATTATGAATTGATTCATGTTTACATCATGCAAGTAAAGCATTCTGAAAAGAAGCAACAGTAATTTGGGCGTGAACGGATTGGGAAAGGTATTGATATGAAAGCAACAGAAATTTCCGTGAATTTCCAATGGTTGCACATACACCATTGAGATTGTATATGAATGATTTTAATTACGATGTTTCAAACCAATATACAAACCAATTTTCACAAGAATTTTTGGACAAAATTATTGAACTTTATTAATGAGCTTTGATATTTTTATTTCGTGAGTATATTACAAAGAGAAAATCTTTTAAATTTTTATGAAAAAACCATGAAATTATCAGCAACAGATACAAGCACATCAATTGCAGAATTAATTGATGATGAAGCAGTAATGCAAGAAGTGGAAGCAAAAAGGGAAGCAAATGAGCAATCTGAATTTGAAATTTCAGTTGGATCATGAGATACAATTTATATTGAAACAATTGGAGATGAAGCAAGTGCAAGTGATTCAGCACCAATAACAGATAAATTCAGATTTAAAACATTTGATTTGAGCAAAGTTTTTGTGATTGCAGAATCAAGCACAGATTTCTTTATTACTCTTGTTTGATAAAAAATGGAAATATCAGCAGATACACAATTGTATATTAATCTTTGAACAATTATTGCAGTAATATTTTTCTTTTGGAGATTATCTTCAAGTATTACAAAATTCAGAGAAAATACAGAAATGCAATTAAAGGATCATGAAAGAAGAGTAAAGGAGATTGAATGATTGGATTTAAAAGCAATATTATTGAAAATTCAAACAGATTTGGAACGAATAAAGGAAAATATGCACAAGTAATATAAAACCATTCAGATTTTTATTTCCTATCAATAAAGAACTGATGAAACGGATTGAAAGATTATCAATTACAAAACTTTCATTTTTGATTGTGATTACTGTAATGTGTTATTTAACAATTTATGCAGTAATGGCACATGTGGAAAATGAAACATTAAAAACGATTCTGAATATTTTTTCATATGCAGTTACTTCAATGATCTCTTTTTACTTTGGACAAAAGGTTGGAGAAATGAAAGAAGTGGATGCATTGTTAAAATCAGAAGATAAAAGCAAGGAATAATTATTTATTCATTGTAAATTATGAGAAAGTTTTTGATCGTATTATTCATAATTCTTTTACGGATTGTTTTATAAAGGTGAAAACAAGGAATTTTACCTTAAAAAAACACGGAATGAGCAAAAAAGAAATCTTGTATTCCAAACATCACCTTTTACCCACAAGCCAGCATTGAGCAAATAACAGCACAAATGTTGAATTGATAAGAGATACAACACACAGAGCAATCCACACATTATTTGAAAATAAAATGATTGCAGAGCAATTAATCAGAACTGTGGAAATAAGTGAAAAAGCATTAAGGGAAGATGTAAAAGAACGGTTGATTGAAACATTAACAAGCAGAAATATTTATGATCCATATGAACGATACAAAGACAAAGTTATTCAATAATTTATCAAATAATAAATCATCATGAACGGAGTATTGGAAAAGCAAGTATGAGAATTGAGAGAAAAAAACAAAGAATTGGAAGAAACAATAAAGGAAATGCAGAAGCAAATTGAATCAATAAAAGATTCTGAAAAATCTGAATTCAGAGAAATTTTTGTAAAGGTGAAAGAATTTAACGAAAAGATGCAAGAAACATCTGAAAAGATGAAAGAATTCAGTGAGAAAATTACAAGTTTTTTGAGTTGGAAAGAATGAATTGATAAAATTATTGAGAAAATCAAAAAATTTTTACCTATTTGATAATAAAACATGGAAGAAAATTTTGCTTGGGATTATGGTGATGAATATGCTTTTGGTGCAGATGTGGAATTTGAGATTAAAGAGATCACACATAACATACGACCACACACAAATCAATCAAGTCACACTGAAACTTCATCTGCATGCACAATGATTGGTGCATTAAATCAGATCATCAGATTATTTTGAATTGATCTTGATACAAAAAAAAGCAATGAATTATGAATTGAAGTGGTGCATTTTTGTGAGAAATTTTGATACAAAATTTGAAATGGTTGGGACACACCAACAGCAATTAATGCAGTTTGTAAATTCTGGAATGAAATATGAGCTGAAAGATTTGGAACTGAAAAGGTGTTTTATGTAAGACACTATTGGAACACAGAAAAACCAAAAGAAGCATTGGAGAAATGACACCTTGTATGATTTACAAAAGCATTAAATTTTGGTGAAGATAGGAAAAAATGACTTGTTTGGCGTGATTCATACCCATGAGCATGATGACACCGTTTGAATTGGCAAGCAACCAAAACAACAAAACCAACATGATGAGCAAGTGAACCAACGGCAGATTGTGGAGTTTATGATAATTATTACGGATTAACAAATCAGTATTTAATACGTGATAGATCAAAATATATGAATAAAGGAATGTATGCACGAGCATATATGATATTTCCACAATCACGGATGAAAAATACAGTTGAAGAAGAAAAAGAAAGAATTGTACAAAAGAAAGCATTCAATTATGTATTATGAGCATTGAGCAATGCATATGCATCAGTTCCGGAAAAATATCAAGAAAAATTTGGTGAACTTGCAAAAATGATCAGAGAAGATTATGCAGATACAAGAAGAATGGAAACAGATCAAGAAAAGAAAAGTGCAATTGCAATTACGGATGCAATGAGTTATTTATACAAATATGTGAATGCAGATAATCAAAAAACTTTTGCAGAATTAGCACAAAAATTCAGAGATGAATACAAGTTTGAATAAAATAATAAGATTTTGATTTTTTATTGAAAAACTGTAATATTCTTGATGTGTGTGTAAAGCAGAACGCAAGTTCTGTTTTCTTTTTAATTTGAAAAAACATTCAGAATTAAAAAATCTGAATTTTATCTTGATTTAATTATTGACATTCTTTATAAAATATACAGCATAAGTAATTAAAAGTAGAACAAATTTATTTATTTGTATGCTTTTTAAAATGAAAAATATTATTTATGATTTTTTGCAATTCTCAAAAGATATTAATTACCGTTCAAACGATGTTTTGAACCATTACAGATATGATCTTTTAAGTTTTGAACAGTTTCTTTTATATAAACATGCAACAGTTCAAGTAAATATTGAAAATATATCAATGAGTGATTGCGTGCAATGGATTGAACATTACAAAGATAATAAAAAAGTTTCAAAAAATACACTTTCATGAAAAGCAAATTCCATGAAGCAGTTCTTTAAATATTGTTCCATGATGTGATATAAATTACAGTTCACAATTGAACAATTACCAAATATCAAGAAAGAAAAAAAGCCGTATGATATGATGAAAAAATCAGAATATCAGATTTTTATTCAAGCACCTTTACGATATGAAGAAAAAGAGATAATTGCAGAAAGGAATCAATTATTAATTGAAATTCCATACAGAACATGATTACGCCGTGCAGAAATATTAAGATGCAGATTTGATCACTTTAAAAACGAAAACCGCCAGTTCCAGATTCTTTGAAAAGGTTGATATTATGATTGGGTATTTTTCACAGATGAATTGGGAAAAAAAGTTTTACAATATGAAGAGCATCTGAAAGAATATACAAAAGCCAGACCGTTGAAGAATGATTTTATTTTTGTTGGATTGGACAATAAAAACCGGTGAAATCCACTTGCACCAAAATATGTGAATTTGATTTTTAAAAAGTATTCAGAACAATTAATTGAAGAATGAAAATTACAACGCAGATTGCATCCGCACATGGAACGCCACGCATTTGCCACAAACTGCGTTTATTCCGGATTGTCACAGCAAGCAACAACAAGATTAATGCGTCATCATGATCCAAAAACCACAGAAAATTATTACCACATGAATGATACATGGTTGAAGTCACAATTTGATTTGATAAAATAAATATTTTTTTCAAAATGTAAAATTTTTGTAAAAATTCCATTCAAAAAAACAGCAGTTGAAAAGCCAAAATTTTATTGCAAAAAAAATCTGCAAAAAAAAGTGCAGAAAAATTTGACAAATAAAAATTTTTTCTTATACTTAAATTGTCAAACAAGATTACACACACGAAATTTCTATCTTGTTATTCTAATACACACACATCTTCAATATGATGAGTGTGGGGGAACAAGACCACAGAAGTTGCGGTGTGTAATGATCACACCGCTTTTTGTTTAATTACTTATGCATAAGGTTCTACAAAGCAAAAGCAAGTGATATGTTTGACAAAGAAAACAGAGCTTGCGTGCTTTTCAAAGCAACCATTTGAATCAGCTGGGAAATCAGCACGCAAGCATCCAGCTGGTTCATATGGTTGTTTTAATTTGTTTCAGATCACATATTGAACCGCACCACACATTTTATTTTCTGATGACAAAACAAGGATCATGGAAAAGAAAAAATTTGTGTTCATGGAAACATACTTTGAAACTGTTGAAGAGTTAAAAAAGCATGATCCAGAACTTGCCAATCAATTACTGGAAGCCATTGTGCAATATTGATTATACGGAATTGAGCCGGACAATCCGTTGATCAAAGCATTACTGGTTCAAATCCAATACATGATTGACACATGAAAAGAAATTTCTGAAAAAAAATCCACTGCAATGAAGTGAAACCAAAACGCAGTTAAAACCTACCAAAAACAATCAAAACAGAAGAAAACAGAAAAAAACAGTGAAGAACAGAACGAAACGGAAAAAACAGAAAAAGAAAATAAAAAAGAAAAAGAAAATGTAATTATTTTATCTTCTAACGAAGATAAAAGTGCAAGCACCGTTTATTGAAATGAAGAAATAAATGAATGCTTGGAAATAATCAAATCATTTAATGGATGAATGATTGATTGAACACAAAAGATGAATCGTATTTATTGAAAAAATTTAATTTGAAAACTTAAACAAGCACCGCCAGTTTCAAGCGGAAATTACAGCCGGCAAGAAACATTAAAAGCAGTTCTGAACGTTATTTCAAAAAATAAATACCACGCATGAAAAATAACATCACCGGAACTGATTTACAGAAATTTAACACTTTTATTTCAGATTTGTGAGAAAGAATGAATGAATCAAGCAGTAATTCAAACACTTTAAAGGTGTATAAACAGTTGACACATATTGAAACCTTTGATGGTGAAATATATGTGGTGGATCAACCATTAATGAATCTTGAAAAGTTGTTGAACAACAACAAGTTCTTGAACCTTTGAAATGAATCAATCAACACCGCCAGCATCAAAAGAGTTTTTACAAAAGAAGTTGATGAAGTGGACAATGCATTGATCAACATTTCAGATAAAAATTTACGTTCAAGAGTGCGTGCAGAAGTGGAAAAAAGAAGAAAAGATTGATACAGAGTGAATATGGATGTTTACAAAAACATTTTAGATCGTTTGAGCAAATAACATGAGCAAAGAAGAAATTGAAAAAACAGAAGAAAGACCAGCATTCAAATTATTCATCAGAAGAGTTGGATGCAAGAGCTTTCAAGAATACATGGATTTATTCCGTGAAGATTGGGAAAAAAGAGAAACCGCATGTAAATGGTTCTTTGAATTTTACCCAAATCAAGCAATAAATTAATTTTATATTCCAATTGTTATTGAAATGACAGATAAAGAAACACCAAAAATGAATTTATTCATGAAAATTCAAACAGTTAAAAGCAAATTGCTTCAAGCAAATTTGAAAAAATCATGAAAAAACAGCCATGCATGATTCAAGTATTATGAGCTTTGAGATTTTTTGCCAGCCATTGTTGAATTATGCAAAGAAAATGGATTATTCACGCAAGTATTATTTGATGATGAAACAGCAACATTATCAATAATTGATTGTGATGATCCAACACAGCAAATTTTATACACATCACCAATGCGTGATGTTGAATTGAAATGATGCCAGCCAATTCAAGCATTATGAGCCGTTGAAACCTATCAACGCAGATATTTATATTTAAATGCGTTTGACATAGTTGAGAATGATACATTGGATGCGGTTGCGTGAGATGAAGAAAAGAAAGAAGAGAAAAAAATATTTGGTGATGAAGATTTGGAAAGATTAAAGAACAAAACGGATTATTTGAAAAAATTTACAACATCTGATGATCTTATAAAAGATGTTCAAAAGTTTTATGCAGAATTGAGCAAGGAAATGAAAATGAAGATTGCAGATGCATGGGCAGAAGTTCCAGAAGATAAATAATTTATTTCTTATTAAACAAGGATCATGAATGAAAACGATTTTAAAACGGAATTGACCGTTCAAGAAAAAAACGCCAAAGAAATTGAAGAAATGGTGGAACAACATGAAGTTTACAAATTGAAGTGATTACAGCTGAATGAAGATGATTTGTGGAATTGGACAATGTTGCAAGAAAAGATGGAAGATAAAGTAATTGAATTGAGAAGTTTATACATGGAAGAGAAAAATCAATGTGATACAGATAAATGAATCAGATTACTTGAATTGAAATCCATGCTGGATGAAAACGGAAAAAAGCAATACACAGATTCAACAGCAGATGGAGTAATCAAACAAGAATTCAAGCAAAGGGAAACAGATATTTCAATTCACAAATTACAAGCAGATTTATTAATCAACAAAGCACAAGCAGTTGAAAGATATGTGAACTTGATCAAGTTGCACATGAAAAAAGACTTTACCATTTAATGAAATGCCAAATGATAACTTATACAAAAGACAAAATCATTGCAGAAAATAACGGAAAATCAAAATCCGTTGAAATAAACACGGTATTATGAGCCGTGAAATGAAAATCACGATTCTTTGCAAGAATGTGAATTGCAATGATATTGGTGGACAAATTGAACATTGATTCAAAGCAAGCGTTCACCGTTGCAAGTCAAATGAGATCAGATTTTGAAACCTTTTATTCTTTAAATTAAAACATGAAACAAAATTACAAAACATTAATTACCTATGCTTCAATTATATTTTGAGTGGTTGCAGTTGCATGATGAATAATTGCATATGCACAAACAAAACAAGAGCCAATTCAAGAGATATTAAATCAGATTGAACTGAATGAATCTGAATTAAAACAGCTTGAAATCAAACAAGCAGAATTAAATCAAGCAAATGAAGATGCAAAAGCAAAATTATTGA